TGTTCACTTAAGCATGTAGGCCATTTACCTAAGTTCTCACAATCATCAAGACAAACATACTTGCTATCTTTGTCCACAATTTTTCTTAATGAGAATGCCCAATCATTAGTTTCGCAAACTTTAACTAATGTTTCTATATGTGCAGGATCAATATAATTGTCTTCATCTAAGAACATTACATAATCAGAATCAATCAGATATGGAAATGCCCCGTATATTCTATGTCCGTTGTATTGGCTATGCCCGGTGTTATGAGGTAGCGTAACTACCGTTGCGGAAGTTTCTAAATCTAATTGTTTAAATGCCTTGGTTTGAAACTCCGGCCCATCAATAACAATAAGATGTTCTACATTTTCATATGTCTGTTTTACTACAGAATCTGCATTTTGTTTTAGATAATCAGATCCTGTTGTAGGAGTAATTACCGTCACCTTTTTACTCATAATTAAACCTTGTAATTTTGTAAGAAATAATTTAAATCTTCTGGAGTACCAATGCCCCACATATTTTTAATCTCTTTTACTCGAATCTTTTTCTCATCTAAAATTGCTTCATTGTATACTGGACAAACATAAAACTCATTATTTGTTCTAATATTCTTTTCTATCATTTGATTAGTATACTTAACATAGTCGCTTCCCCGTTTCCAATAATAAACACCAACTGTTGCGTTATTACTGATAACCTTTTTCTCAGCAACTTCTTTTACGAATCCTTCTTCGCCTATTGAGGCATAACTCCATTTAGGATGACTTGCTTCAAAAGTTAAAATTCCCCCATCGATAGTATCTGCACCAAACGCATACATACATGAATTAGAATCCCATTCAATGTATTGATCACTGTTAGCAATTAACAATGGATTAGCATTATCTATAAATTCTTTTGCCAATAGCGTTGTACAGGCAGCGCCTTCAGTCACGCCCTCGACTTGTACTATTTTACAGTCTGGAGCTATTAAGTTCAATAGATATTTTAAATTATATTTGTCATAATGTTCTTTTTGCACTATAAAGATATAATTAGCATCTATATTTAAATTGTTAACAACAACTTGAATCATTGGTTTACCATTAACCTCAATCAATGGCTTAGGGAATGTGTATCCTGCAGTTGCAAATCTGGATCCTGCGCCTGCCATTGGTATTAGTACATTCAATTTATTATCACGCCATGGTACCTTAGGGCTATTGTTTAGTCCATTTAGTATCATTAATTCTTTTCTTATTTTTTCCATAGATAAATCATTACAATCTTCTACGGGTAAAAGATGCGCGCCGCTTGCAATAGCGCCTGCTCTTCCAATATGACTATCTTCAATTATTAATGTTTCCTTAGCATTGTGACCCATTGCAGTCATACATTTCCAATACATCTCAGGAAATGGTTTAGGTCTTTTTACATCTTCATTGCTAACATAGTAGTCCACATATTCAAGTATACCGATTTTTAATAAAGATAGTTTTACTGTTTCTCTAATACTATTACTCGCAACACCTATTTTATATCCTATCTGTTTTAGTTCCAAGAATATACTAATTAATTTTTCGTCGTTTGAGAATTGTTTGAATGCATCTATAGTTGCAGACTGTTTATTTTGCCATACAGAATTGAATTCGGATTTAGGCAATCCTTTTTCCGAGTGTAGTAGTTCTAGTTTAGCAGTAGTATTTAATCCGTCATATCTACTTAAATGTTCTTCTCTAGTAATAATATACTTAGGGTCAATTTTAACTAGGGCAGAATTCAATGCTTCGTAGTGAAGTTCCCTACTATCTATTAGTACTCCGTCTAAATCAAAAATTATTAGTTTAATCATACTCGGTTAGGTTTAAAAATTTCAAAAGGATTTACGGGATTAGGTATTAGTTTTTCGAGGGGAACGTGTCTAATAATATTATTATAATATCTCACAAAACAATCCTCGGGTGTGTGGTAAGCCTCATATGAGTTTATACTTCTATTACCCCATTCTATCCATCTGTCCTCTTCTAATAGCCACACTATTTTATCTTTTAGATCAGAACAATCCATATTGTATTCTACATACTCATCAAAGAACATATGCTCTTTTGATATACTATCTAGCGGTAATTTTGGTTGTAAAATTGCTGCGCCTGCACTTGCCGCTTCCCAAATTCTCCAGCTATCGTAACTGTTACCTGGATAATTTACTACAATCTTAGATCTATTTAAAATATCTAAAGTTTCAGGAATGTTTCTTTCATGAGAATATTTTATTGACCAATTAATATTTAAATGAGGTTGTATTTGACGTAGTTTATCTACAAAGAAGTTTCTTCGTTGGTTTGTGGGTGCACCGATAAAACAAACATCTATATCTCTTTCTCTATTCTGGTAATCATTAACCGAAGGAATGGGGAAATGCATTGGGTATATAGGACAATTATAATGTCTATTAGTGTTACTTGTCAACTCTCTGTGCATAATTAAATCAGGAGATCTTGAGAACCATCTACTAACATCTTCTGAATCAGTATCATCATGTTGTATAAAGAAACTATTCTTTAAAGAAGTTTCTAGTAATCTACTGATTATAGGTAAATGATGAGGGTCATGTAAGTATGCGATTACAACTTTATATTCGCAAGTTGGAACGAATGATTCTAATTCCGGCTCACCTATAAAATCACACACATATCCAGTATTTTCTAATGATTTGAAAATGAAAGTACTATTAGGTACCCAATGGTAATTTAAAAATAAAATATCTTTTACCATAGTTACTCAACCACTCTAAATTCATTTGATATTGCAACTTTATCCCCAGCACCGTATTTACAACGAAGTACAGTAAATCCGCAATCTGTAAGCATATTGTCTAATGCTTCAACATCCTTGCTGTGGGGGAATTCATATCTTATAAAAGATATTGGTATGTTTATAGTTTTAAAGATACTATCAAGAACATCATATTCTAATCCTTCAATATCTATAAACAAACCGTGTATTCTAGTTAGTTTATATTTTTCAACTAGATACTTAAATTCCTCAACCCTAACAAGATCAAACTTTTCGGAAGGCGCATATCTAACAAAACTACTTTGTACACCTGGTTCATCTTCATGATCGTCGTTATGATAAATTTTTTCATATTCATTAGTCTTTGTTGGCACAATAGCAATATTCTCAAAATATATTTTACTATTTGCATCCTTATAATTTTCTTTGCACCGCTCAAATACTGTTGGCAGTGGTTCTACTAATATAGCGTTGTGCTTTTGTTCTAATAATATATCTCGTAAACCATAACCCTCACACACTACTCCGTCATTGGCACCTAATTGAACTAACCATTGAGTTTCTCCAGGATCTAATTGTGTTTGATTTATTTGAATTAAATTTTGAAAGTCTATAATTTTCATATTATTTTGTATGTTATGTTTTTATCTATTTTATATTCCGACGGAGTACCATAATTAGAAGTATAAAATTTAAGAAAATTTACAGCGTGTGTTGGATCAACATTATATTTATCATATATTTCCTGCATATGTTTATAGAAAGAACAATACTTTTCCATCGCATCATAATTACCAAATGCCAGATGGTCTGAAAAATCCCAACCACCTATATCTGCAGGTATAATAAGTTCATCACTTTTATATAATTCTATATTCTTATAAGCAATGTCTAATCTTGTTCTTAGCACTACATCATACTCACCGAGAATAGATTTGAATCCCTCATTCACAAGATACCATTGATCTCGGCATCTATTAGCCCAGAATGCTCCATGCTCTATTGCTCTTGGATCGGTGACCATTACATCATCTGATCTTTCGTTTTGTATAAAAGGTATTTTATTTTTATTGTAATGATCAAGGTTAAAAATAGAACATGCCCTCACATTCGGAACACACTTGAAGGCATCGCCTGTTACTTTAGAAGGTACTATTTCTTTAGTTAATCTACTGTCACTAACATCCCAGGTTGAAATATATACGTCAGCATTATACCTATGTATCAGGTCTTCTATAGTGAAAAATACTTTTTCGAATGTTCTACAAAACCCTGTTAATAAAATTGCTACTCGCATAATGCCTGATATTCATTAAAATATTGTTCTTCGGTTATATAGCATCCGAGTCGTTGTGGTTGAAATGCCCAATTTAAATTTATAGACCTTGCAGTAGTTATGGTGTTGATAACTTCAAAGTTGTCTATTAACGCATGCGTTGCTAAATGATCTGGCCATTCGATTATATCTAATTCAGGATTAACATATTTTTTAAGTAGCATCTTAAACCAAAGATTCTCAGTACAGATAGAACCATTATTTCTTAACTCGGTTATTCTATTTATATCCAAAGTTTCGATATCCTCAAATACATTACCCCATTTTAAGATGTCCTCTCTCGTACCAACCTGAAACCAATCATTTGCTCTATAAGTAGATATATCAATTTCAGAACCTGGTCTAATAGTCATCATATTACCTATTAGTAGTTTTTCATCAAATGCACTTAGGTTTAATTTTGTTTTCTTTGGATAAGTATTTCTTAATTCGAATAAGTCTCTGAAGTGTAGTATGTCTGTTCTTGTAACCATTACTTCTGAACCTGTACTAACAGAGACACCTACATAATAACTTTGTGCTTGTCTTAAAAATTGTTGTACAGGCCCCTCGCCTGGATCATCTGAACAAACAACTTTATCGACACCTATCAATCCTTGTGCAGCATGTTGTTGATTTGTCCATGTACTTAAAATAAGTTCTCCAGTATGCCAACTACGGATACTATCAATAACCTGTTGTATATACACACCAGGCCGCTTATCAAAAGCAATACTACCTCTTATAACTACAGATCTCATATTAGTTTTCCTACAAAATCACTACATACCCCGTAACAGTTTAAATCTTTTACACCATCTAATGGCGGGTTATTCCATTCGGGCATAACACAAATACTGCGAGTAGTTAAATCTTTGCCGGGATATGTCCATATCCAATAGTGGCTTGTAATAACATAATCATCATTCTGATGCCAAAAGTAATTAAGTCTAGTATTTGTTAACCAACGTAATGCTGATAAATTTTTAGCATGTATCCAGAGTCCAGGTTGCATTAGAAAATCTTCTCTAATATGATAATCGGGATGATCATGACCTAACCACAATTCACTATTCTCAACCCATAGATCAATCTCACAATCAAAGCCTCCCGTAAGAGCAACTTTAATTTGTTCTGGTCTATTTTCTAGATTAACATCTGGGCCATTGAATAGGCCTCTATGAGCAATTAATTTCATTTTCTAATATAGATGTTGTTACCTTCATATTCAAAACCATTAATTTCAAATCCGCCAGGAAGTTCTTCAAAGCCAAGATTAAATAAAAATTCTTCTATTTCGGGTTTTAAACTTTGTCCCGCATAATATTCTTTTAGTCCAACTTCTGTAAAAATGACCTTAACATTTTTTAATGTTTGAGAACCACCTTTAAATACATCTAGCTCACCGCCCTGCACATCTACCCATAGTGCATCTACAGATTTAATACCATTAATCATTGCCCAATGATCTAAGGTAAGTGCTTCTACAACGATTTCTTTTTGTATCCAATTTTGGTTAAAGAATGTTCCATTCATACCGTCGACAAATTTATACTTACTTGCAGCACCTGGATTATAACCTACACCCTGAGATGTATCAATATCATAAAATGTTATTGGTCCATTTTTATTAGATAGGGCTACATTATAAATTTGTATTCTATCCTGCACGTCTTTAGGTACACCGCTCTTCATTTGAATACATTCTCTCTGATTTTGAGGACTAGGTTCAAATGCATGTATTATTGCTGTAGGAAAAGCATAAGCAAATTCAATACTTTGTTTTAAATGCCAACTACCAATATCTAATACTGTTTCTATTGTATCAAAATCTATATAATCAGCAACTTGTAATATTTTAGGTGATGCAATATTTTCTCTGCCCGAATTTGCCCAACCCTTTAATCTTTCTATATAATGATCATTAGCCATGCTGTATTACCTTTTTATCATTGCCGCTAGGCGTTTTTACACAAACAACTGTAGTATCTTCTAAAAATACAGGATCAGAAATTTCCCATGGCTCAACTATAAAAATATCACCAGTTGTTAATTCTTTATCTTGCATTATCATTCTTCCGCTAACCAATAAGTTAATCTCTGTAGTAGTGGTGTGGTAATGCATATCCCATTTTTGTCCGGCAGGATGAGTTCTATAGTTAACCTCAAAGTCTTTAGTGAAGTATGCAGTAGGTTCAAATCCTCCAACAAACCAACCATCCTTCATATCCTGTATGTTTAGTATTTTCATAATCCGTAATCTGCCCAATTTATTGTGTTAAAACCTGAGTTAGTAATTGCGCTTATTCCTACTGCTCTATCCATATCATCAATATTCATTTTATCATTAATAATATATCTGGAACCTCCACCGACTCCCATTATTAACTGATCCCAAGCTAAACCAAAAAATGTTAATTGTTCCTCGGTTATTTTTCGTGTGCTTTCTTTTCTAGCAGTAACAAAAATGATCTTATGTCCTTTACTATCCCATTCATTAATTTTGTCAACTACACCTGGTAAAATTGTAGGTGCATTCTTATAGACGCCGCTTATAGTATGTTCGTGTTTTAATACAGTACCATCTATATCAATGAATAGTGTTTTTGGCTTGTTAGTATCAAATTCCCCAACCTTACCTAAATATTTTGCAACATCTTCAGGAGTACCTAAAGGAATATATGCGTTATTAATTATATGGAAAGGTAAAATTTTAGCGTCTCTTAAATAATTGAATGTCTCGCTGATATAACATTCTGGTCTTCCCGATATTCTAAAATTATCTAATAATTTTTTTGCGCTAGTAACAAAGTCTTTCCCTCTTTTCCAATAATGGAATCCAATCAAGGCATTATCAGAAATAGGATCCTTCTCTACAACTTTAAAGATTCTATTTAATTTTATTTCAGCAAAACTATTTTTAGGATCTTTACTCTTATATAAAACAAGAGCAGCATCGGGATCTTTATCCTGTATCCAATTTAAAAAACCAACAGAATCCCACTTAATTATTTGATCGCAATTATAAACAACCAATGGGTTATCATTATCAATAATGTCTTTTGCAAACAATACTGTATCTGCAGCACCGTCTGTAGTATTACTAATTCTTATTTCAGTATATTCTATACCTTTTGATTCAAAGATATCAGTTAGTTCTTTATTATACTCAGGGTCATCAAAGTCCCTAGTAATAAAAATAAACCTACCCTTTACATTAAAACTATCTATAGAATGTTCTATTAATGTTTTACCATTAACAACAATCAACGGCTTAGGTTTATCTATTCCTATCTTTTGAAATCTAGTTCCTAGCCCTGCCATAGGAATAACAATGTTCATCATACTCTTGACCATTCATTAATAAGATGGAATTGACTTCCTCGACCAACATCATGATAGTATAATTTCTCAGCAGTTAAGTCTAAACTATCTGCTAGATGTATAATGCTACTATCTATACAATGTATTTCCTTAGCATTTTTAATTACGTCTGTCCAATCTAATAAGGTATCGGTTAGTCCCGATTCAACATAGTATATTGGTAGATTAGTTTTTATGTCCAAATTATATGGGCCAGGACTTCCCTGACAATGTACTAGGCAATATTCTTTATCTTTTATAAACTTATTAAAGAACTCTTTACTAGCAGAATCATCCTTGGGCATTGTAAACTTATCCCACCTATCTTCGAATTCTATATTCGCCATGCCATAGAATTCAATATCGAAGAATTCTGATCCCCCACCTGTATAAATTATATCTAGGTGAGGAATGTCTGTACGATATTCTGCTACAAATTTTTGTTCTTGTTCATACGTCTCATATGGAATAGATACGGGTATTATAATATCCGAATCCTCATATAGTTTATTTACTGTGGGTAAATTAACATCTTTAACCATAAGATATAATTGTTCTACATCATATTTTTCTATAAGTCCGTAGACCATTCCATTACATATAATGTGATCACCCAATCCTAAGTGGTGATGTAATACTAATTCTTTAAATTTTTCCATCGTATACAGGCTCATCGTTTTCTGTGTATGTCTGACCTATGAAATTTTTATTCTCAAAATCATAAGTCTCCCTCATCCAATCCACTTCTTTAACTCCGTATATAGCAGTATCGTGCATTATATTTGGCCATACTTTATCTCGTAAATAAAATTGATCTACCAAATATTGTTTAACAGAAACATATTCTTGCATAGCGTCTTTAAGACTACTATCCATCAATACATTTTTCTTGCCCCACATACCTGCTAATATAGGAAATTCGTAGTGTGCATCGTGGTCTCGAATAATCATATAATTATATTCGGATTCAAGCCAGTTGTCAATAAGTTCTTTTTCTCTTAAACTTAATCTTGAATCAGTGTCTCTAGATAATATAACTCCCGGATTATTGAACATCATTTCAAATCTCCAGAATGCACCGAAACTATCATCCGTCACTTCTTTAACTGACGTATTCTTAAATGAAGATAGTTTATCAATTGTTTCTTTTGGTACAGTTGAGTCATAGTAAAATACGCATTTCCATTCGGGAAATATTTCTTCTGCAAGTTCTGCATTTCTAATTGCGCCTTGCAGATATTTAGGGTTGTCGCCCCAAATACTAAATGTAAAATATTTGTCTACCATACAAAATTTTCTTTATGCCATTCTATAATTTCTTTTAGTCCTGTATCAAAGTCTGCTTTACATGACCAACCCAAGCCTCGTAATTTACTATCATCTATAGCATATCGTACATCTTGACCTTGACGTTTTTCTGAAAAATCCATATACTTATCATAATCTACAGTATAACCAAAGTAATTATCTATAATTTTTCTTGCAACAACTATATTCTTTTCCTCATAATTTCCTGAGATATTAAAGATATCATTCTTAATATTCATTAATACAAGTACAAAGACAGCGTTTGCTGTATCCGAAACATGAAGCCATGTTCTAATCGGTTCGCCGTTATCATGCATTACAATTGGTTTGCCTAAAGATAAATTCTTACAGGCTTTTGGAATAAATTTCTCTACATATTGACCAATGCCATAATTATTAGTTGGTCTAACAATTACGTAGGGAATATCATATGTTCTTGCCCAAGCAAGAACCAACATATCTGCGGCAGCTTTAGTTGCAGAATAGGGATTGCTTGGTTTTAATAAATCTGTTTCAGTATGAAAACCTGAGACTAAGTCACCATACACTTCATCTGTACTAAAGTGTATTAGCGTCGGTCTTCTTGATTTTGGTTTTTGTTTGATGAGTTCTAATATCTTATGAACTCCGTTGATGTTACTACGCAAGAAAACATCTGAGCTGACAATACTATTGTCCACATGTGTTTCTGCGGCAGTATTGATAAAGTAATCACAATCGACTAATCGTTCGATATCATTTATATCACAACCGTCGAATGTAAAATTTTTATATTCTAGTAATTCATAAAGAAAGTCTTTATTACTAGCATACGTTTTACTATCTATACCATAAACATAGTGACCTTCATCTAGGAATTTTTTAGTTACATGGTAACCTATAAACCCTAAACATCCTGTAACATAAAGTATCTTCATTGCATATATTCTTTCAGTCCGTGCATAATACCATATAGTTCTAAACCTTGACTTTGCATTATATCAAGAGTAGATGATTCTCCAGTATAATGATTTTTACTTGTAGATTCAACTATAACTTCTTTATCTATATTATTTATATCGCAGAATAATCTTAAAAATTCACTTAGTGTTCTTTTCTTGTAGTATACACAATCCATATTTCTATATGTATTGTTAGTTAATACATATCTTATAATTCTATAAAAATCACTTATAGAAATGTAATCAAATTCTCTATCATCCTTTAAAATAAAAGGCCCATCTGTTGCTAAGAATCTTTTCAATAATCTACTATCTCTTTCATGCGAACCAAAGCATCCATATAATTTAAGATTAGTAAATTTATTATAATCCAAATCTTTAGTAATCATTCTTTTAGAAACAGCATAGGCACTATTGTTATTAGTATCTGCTTCTACTCCAGATCCGATATTAATATATTTTCCGAATAGATCAGAATTACATTTAAAGTTATAATACATTGCTAAATTTTTAGCAACTATATTAGGATCCTTACTATTAACATCGTCATTGCCGCCGAATGTAAGACAATTAATAACAAAATCTGGTTGTGCCTGTTCTAACATATTTCTTACAGCATCAGCATCTGTTACATCTATACCCGGTTTGGTAATAGACATTACTATATTATCTTTTGTTAATAAAGGACCTATGTATGAACCTACAAATCCACCCGCACCTAAAATAAGAATCTTTCTCATTTTATTTCCACTATCATTTCTCTTGCTAATTCCTCATCTGAAAGGAATGGTGTCATATCATGTAGTCCTGCTTGCTTGCCATTCTTTAATGCCTGTGCTGGTAAGATCTCTTGTTCATCCAAGCATCTACAATCAATAATCATGGGACCAACTGTTTCTAATAATGTGGGGAATGTTTCAAGATTACTCTTATTCTTAATAAGCGCATACTTAATATCAAAAGATGCGGCAATGTTTCTAAAATTAGGAAACCATAATCCTGATTCTGAACTTGTACCAAACACTCGACCATCAAAGTATTTAGTTTGCGTATTCTTAATACTTAGGTAGCCATTATTATTTAGTATAACAAACTTAATATTAAGATCATGCTGCCTTACCACAGCCAGTTCTTGAATGTTACTCATAAAACTACCATCACCTATAATGGATATAATAGGTTGATTGCTAGCCATACTAACACCTATTGCCCCTGGCAATGCCCATCCCATATCCGCTTGGGCAGGACTGAATATAAATCGTTGCCCCGGTTTAGCATTTAAAGCAACTGGCCCGGCATAACTAATACTACCAGCGTCACCCATTAAAATATCTTCGGGTCTACTATGTTTATTAACAGCATCTAATACTGCATATAAATTTAATACGTCGGCGTCGTCGGTTGCTTCCCATTCTGGTTGCATCACCGGCCAAATAGATTTCCAATGATTACATTTGTCTATCCATGCTTGATGTTTCATTGCATTTCCTTAAAAAAGTCAGGTAAAGACATACAAATCTTTTCGTGTATGTGTAATACATCTTTTTTCAACTCATTATCATCTATGTCAATTAGTATTTTATAACTCCCTGGACTAAACTGGTTTGGATCATAACCTATAACACTAGAATTTAAACTACTGCCTAATACTATTAAACAATCCGAATTCTGCATAGCAAAATTTCCTGCTCTACTTCCTTTTATACCTACTGCGCCGATACTTAAATGATGCGAATTTGGAGTATAATCTCTGCCACCATATGTACTAACAAACGGCAAATCATAGGTCTCTATAAAATTTACAAATTCTTTAACTGTATTACTTTGTCGAATACCATATCCTGCTAGGACAATAGGTCTCTTTGCGGTTTCTAATTTAGCTTTTACTCTATATAAATTTTCTCTTTCAGTGTGCGAATGCCGATCCACATATAAGTTATATTCTTCGGGCATCTGCGCTGTTTGTACATCTCCAGGAATATCTATCCAAACAGGACCCTTGCGACCTTCCTTAGCAATGTGTATAGCATAACTCAATTGATATGGTACATCTTGTGGGCGAGTAATAAATTTACTATACTTAGTCATACCTGCAAAAGTACTAACAATGTTATGTTCTTGAATACCATATTTACGCAAATGAATTCCTTTTTGCATATTGATCCAACTGCTACAAGTATTCAATCTAACATTGCCTGATAAGAATAAAACAGGTACACCATCTTGCCAAGCATTTAAAACAGATGTCGCGCAATTAGTTCCCGCACATCCTGTTGTAGGATTAACTACGGAGAGTTCACCTGTAAATTTACTTTCACCTATAGCGGCATGACCGGCACCTTGTTCATGATGATAACAGATATAACCGATTTTGCCGTGCTTGATAAAGCCATCGTTTAATCCGCTAGCACCTCCGCCCATTAAGCCATGGACTTTAGTAATACCTTGTTGGTATAAGTAATTAGCAATCCAATCGCATACTCTCATATTTGTTCCTAATTGAATAAACTCATAAAACCATCAACCTGTTCACCTATATAAGCAATTTGTTCTGGGGTAATAACAGGACTTGTTCCATGGAAATAAGTATTTGTCATAACCATTGTTGCTACAGGGAAATTTGCTTTAGCATCTGCGGGATCCATAATATGAGAATACGCAGGTTGTAACATAATGTTTCCAGCAAAATATGGTCTTGTTTGAATAAGTTTTTCCTCTAAGTAGTCTACAATATCGCTTCTTGTAAAAGGAGAACCCTTACGAATAGTTAAAGGAAATGCGAACCAACTAGGATCAGAATATTCCTGTGGTCTAGGTAAGTGGAAATATTCTTCATACTTACTATAGATATCAAATAACAATTTATAGTTGCGCCTGCGCAAGTAATGAATCTGATCCAATTTTTCTAATTGAACTAATCCCATTGCGCCTTGCATTTCAATTGGTTTTAAATTATAGCCAATTTCATCATACACATACTTGTGGTCAAATATTTCGCCAGGCATTGTAGGAATCCATTCTTGGAATCGTTTACCGCAAGTGCCACACTTTAGTTTGTTTGCCTCGGGTCCTACACAGTAACAACCTCTACCCCATTCTCTAAATGATCTAGCAATAACTTCTGTCTCATAAGTTTTACATGCTACAAAACCACCTTCACCCATAGTCATGTGATGAGCAGGATAGAAAGAACAAGATGACATTTCACCAAATGAACCCAATGGCTTTCCGTCATATGTACTACCTAGCGCATCGCAACAATCTTCTAATAAGATTAGATCATACTTATTAACCAATTCCATTACCCAACGCATATTAGGAGGATTGCCTAATACGTGAGCAAATGTAATTACTTTAATATTATGTTGTTTAATTAGTTCTTCTGCTTTAGTTAAATCTAAATTAAGTGTGTCTAATTCAATATCTAAGAATATAGGTTCAAACCCTAATTGTAGCGTAGGATTGAGTGTTGTGGGAAATCCTGCAATGGGCATTAATACTTTTGTGCCTTTGGGTAAGTTATATCCTCTTTTAGAAGTCAATGTAGACATCATCAATAGATTAGAACTTGATCCTGAGTTCGTTAAGATGCCATGCTCTTTGCCAAACTGTTTAGGAAATTCTTTTTCAAACTTTAAAGACTTGTCTCCCATGACCAACCAACCATCAAGTAAAGTATCTATAACAGACAAATACTCGTGTTCGTCAAAATATGGACCAGCATAATTTACAAAATCTTTACCTGCAGTCCATGTCTTATTTGCTGCTTTATTCTGAAAATAAGCAGCCACTCCATTAATGATATCTTGTTTATTCATATTACCAGTATGCAAAATTAGTTTCTAAAAATTTATAATTCTCACGCAACTGTGCGCTATCTATAGGCATAGGATACATCCAATGTTCATTGTACATATTATACCAACCCTTATAACCATCAACCTTAGTCCATCTATATCCTAATATACCAAAGAATATTTGTATAGCTCCGCCTGTTTGGATGCCTATCTTACCTTGTTGCTTAGCATAGTCTACATAAAAAGGAGACGATGTTGTTGCGCCAGAAAGTAAAACATCATAATCATACTTGGACATCTCTTCCATAATATAACCAACAGTATCAGACCAACTATTACAACCCGGATATTGTCTACTATCCATCATAGGATGGAAAGGGGTTCGTATAACTCCTGCTAATTCAAAAGGCGCAATTATATCTTTATCCTTGCCCCATACCTCATTTATACGATTCCATTGATACTTAATTGTTTCTGCGTGTGTAGAAATAACTAATACCTTTTTACCCTTAAGATATTTTGTCCACGGATCAATACAACCAGTGACATGAGATGCGTGACCTAAGATTGCACCCGGATCCATAACAAGTATAGAATGACCAGAATAAATTGGTCTACCCGCAAAAGTATCATAGATAAATTGTTTATTAGGATCGTTATGCATAGAATTCTCTACATCAACAAATCCTAATAAATCGCATTGTTTCATTATATCTATTGTTGCTGGATAAATACTATCCAAAAGATATTCTATACTTGTAGGAAATACACCTGCTTGAACAACTGTGGACTCATTACAAAATTCAGGAGAAGGTTGTTTATTACTTAAAATACATTCTATAATATACTTAGCTGTATTGTCAATACGAAGTATAGATGCAGGGTCACCTTTAATTAAGGCATCCCTAATTATATCATTCGTTTGTTGATAACTGATCTTCATAATATTTTGATAGATTATTAATGTCTGTTTTAATAAAATAGAATGCTTCTTTGACATCGTCTTCTAAGGACTCATACAATTCTGCCATCTCTTTTTCGCCCTGTTCCTTATTATAATTGGTTCCTGGTGGATGGTCAATAGTATGTGAGTAATCTCGGAGAACTGGTCTTTGACTTAAAAAACTAAGAGCAGAATAAATTATATCAAAACTCCAACCCATTTTATACGGTGCAAAATCAATCCCCTTTTCATCTGCCATATTAATAATATCTTTATGGATAAACCAACAAGTACAATCTGTATCTGCTACCATTTTAAGATTCGGTTCATCTATGTTAAATCGTAGATCCACCCTTGAAGAATCATACCAAGTATAATCCACATTAGGTGCATAGATTCCCCATTCATATGTTTCAAAATGTTTTTCTGCATCTGCATATAATTGTTTCCAATTATCGTATGTTGCGTCACCTTGAATATGAAATAATACGTCGCCTTGTTTTTCTTTAAATACTTCTAGAGCTTTCATAAACTGAGCAGTGAAGTAACTGTCTTCACCTATGTTATGCCAGTCAGAATTATTATGTTCTTCGTCACTATTAATAACAATAGGATCAACTCCGATCTTTCTAAGTTGGTTTACTTTCTCAATAGTCTTATCATATTGACCACGCCAATTAAATATAAATGTAAGTATTTTCATTATTCTCTCATGTCTTGTTTGTTATAAACTACAGACTCAAACCAATTTAAGAAATTGTTCAAGATCATATAATCTCTAGGAATGCCTGCTGCTAAAGGAGGCGCTGATATTACTCTGTTATATAGATCCTCATCCGAATCCAATCTCATAACAAAATTAATTACTTCTTCATGGTTGTTAAAATCATGAACATTTATAAAAGATTGAATATTAAAGTCTGATGCTATTGTGGGACTGCCCCAATAGATAGGAATAGTTCTAGCATAGTAAGCATGAAGAATTTTTTCTGTAGCATAACCGGGATAAGAACCAGACTCAAAACATATATTGAATTTACGCTTAGCTAAGAAATTAATTTTAGCTAGCTCACCATCTAGCTTGCTACCAATGTTATTATATAATCCACCACCGCTATCCACACGTTTGACCTTATTCAATTCTTTAAAGAATTCATTACGCTCTTCACAGCCGGGATTGCTAACAACAAAGGAACAAAAATCTGTTTTTAAAATAGGGTTATGCTCACTGAGAATATGATAATACTTGTGCCCTGTATTATGAATAGCATCCAATGCCCACATATAGACTACAAACAACGGTAATCGGAAATGCCAATTATTATAGTTATGATCAAAAGTGATTGCATAATGACAATCGTAATTGTCTGGTCTTTGATTCTCGCCTGTATAGAAAATCTTAACGCAATCCGATTTACTAAATTTTTTATTATTTGATCCAAAATTACTATCACCGAAGATCAAATAGTCAGGATTTTCATTGTCTATTTCCACATCAAATCTATTTGCCAATAGACTATGAAAGAATTGTGATATATGTTCGTGTGTATCAGCAAAGCCTAATTTTATTTTCTTACTCATTTAATTTCCTCAAAACTTATTTCTATACTCAATTTGATTCCAGCGCCTATTATTCCATTCGCAATTTACTTGCGCATCATGCTTTATCATAATATTATGAAAGTATAGATCTGCAGATATTTGTTCTACCATACTATCTACAATACATTGGAAAAAACTTCCTACTACGTGAATCTCTTTTGCTTTCTTTATTAAGTCAACAAAATCAAAAACATTATTAGTTACACCCATTTGTATTTTAACTACTTTAAGATTCTTATATTTAGATACTTGATCCAATGCTAATGGTAACTGAGAACTAATACTACTATTATCGTGGACTAAAATAAAGTCTTCTTCATTAGTTAATTGTTTATAAATCTCAAAAGATCTATCTGTAGACTCTGGGATTTTAGCATACGTATATCTAATAGAAAAATGCATACCTGCCAATTCGTAAAATTGACGATCAAAGTTTGTAGCAATGTTTCGCATTTCTAATTCATTTTTAGAATTCATAACAATTCTCGAAGGGTATACTAATAACGGATCACCTATACACATATACTCAGATCTAGTATCATCCACTATCTTTTGTATTAAATGTCTACCGTTAAGATTAATATCTATATCAGGCAAAGGAACAGGTTCTACTTTATCAAATCCTTTATATAAAGCATTAATGGATTCACTAAACATTTTAATATGAGGCACATAAACTTTGTCATAGTCCTCAGTAAAAGAATGAACCATACCATTAGTAATGATATGATCACCCAATCCCGTGTGGGTGTGTAATACTAAAGACTTCATCTTTTACTTAAAATACCAGATGCTTTAATTTTTTCTGAAGGTGCACAGAGCATATTTTGCCAATCCACAATATGATATTCATAATTTTCTAGGCTAGCTAATTCCTTTTTAATGTTATCCTCGCCTGCCATATTATACTCAATCCAAATCCATGGTCTATATTTTTCTATAGTATTAATAGCACCACGTAATGCTTCACACTCAAAACCTTCAATATCTAATTTAATAAAATCTAATCCGGGCAATTCCATATAGTCCAATGGAATAACATCAACAGAACTGTAATCTAATGATCCTGCAGAGTCCGTAGCTTTAATAGTAACCATACCATAGTCAGTATTTAAACTATAATCTACAGGAGATACTTCAGCCGTTGTTTGTTCACTTCCAATACCTAAATTATATAAAAACACATTAGGCAATTCATTTAAAGCAATTGTTCCGCCTAATGCATAGAATAATTGTTTTTGCGGTTCAAAAGAAATAACTTTACTATTCTTCTCCTTAACCATCTGTGCAACAGGAACAGTAAAGAAGCCCATATTAGCTCCACCATCTACAATGATAGCATTTTCAGGTAGTGTATTTACGATTGCAAATATATTTTGCAGTTCTTGTTCTATATGCGTTTTACCCGTCATCAACATTACTGATGCAGGATTAGGGGTAGGATGACCGGGTGTGCAATTTCTAGGTAAAATAAATTTACCATATGCAGAATCCATCACCATAAAATTACCTAATGTCATACCATACCTCTATCTTTTTTATACCAATCAATAGTAAGTTTTAACCCGTCGTCAAAACTTGTTTTAGATTTCCAACCTAACTCTTTTAATTTTGTATTATCTAATTTACGTCTCGGAGTACCGTTTGGTTTGTCTGTATTCCAATTAACTTTACCTGTAAAGCCAAACTCTTTAGTTAATTTTTCTACAAGTTCTTTGATTGTTAATTCTTCGTCACTTCCAACATTAACAAATTCTTTCTCATTGTAATTTTCCATTAACCAATAACAAGCATCGGCAAGATCATCTACATATAGAAATTCTCTTGTAGGTGTTCCGTCACCCCAACACTCAATACTATCCTCTCCATTCTTCATAGCATTGTGCATCTTAGTAATAATACCAGGAATAACATGACCATGCTCGGGAATGAAGTTATCATTAATGCCATATAAATTTGCAGGCATACAACTAATAGCGTTAAACCCATACTGGCGTCTATAGTATTCGCACATACGTAGACCAGTAATTTTTGCTAATGCATACCCCTCATTCGTTGGCTCAAGTGGAGCAGTAAGAAGATATTCTTCCTTAATAGGTTGAGGGGTAATCTTTGGATAGATGCAAGCGGAACCTAAGAATAATAATTTCTTAGCGCTGTTTCTATAAGCAGCATCTATAACATTGCTTTGGATAATCAAATTATCGTAAATAAATTCACCAGGATGTGTCCAATTCCAATTAATGCCGCCGACTTTAGCAGCACTTAAAAATACATATTCTGGTTGATGCACAGAGAAAAATACGTTAACCGCAAGTTGATTTCTTAAATCTAATTCGGATTTTGTTTTAAGAATTAGATTAGTATAACCTTCTTCTTGTAATTTTCTAACAATCGCAGATCCAACTAATCCTCTATGACCCGCAACAAATATTCTACTATTTTTTTCCATAAAACCTCAACTAAAATTTATACACATATCCTCTACAAGAGCATCAAAAGTATATTCAGGCGACCAACCTAAAACACTTTTAGCTTTTGAGGGGTCTCCAAGTAAAGTCTCAACTTCAGCTGGTCTAAAATATTTTGGATCAACTCTAACTATGACTTTACCGGTATTAACATTAATACCAACCTCATCCAATCCTTTGCCTTCCCATTTAATATGTAAATAAAAGTATGGGGCGCATTTGGCAATAAAATCTTTAACCGAATACTGTTCGCCTGTAGCAATAACAAAATCTTCTGGCTTATCTTGTTGTAACATTAACCACATTGCTTTAACATAATCTTTAGCGTGTCCCCAATCTCGTTTTGCATTAAGATTACCCATATACAAACACTCTTGGCGACCGGCGCTAATTGCTTCTAATCCATCTACAATCTTCTTCGTAACAAAATTAAATCCGCGACGGGGGGATTCGTGATTAAATAAAATTCCAGAACAACAGAACATATCATACGATTCACGATAATTTTTAGTAATCCAGTATGCATATAATTTTGCTACGCCATACGGCGATCTTGGATAAAAAGGAGTTGTTTCTTTTTGCGGAGTTTCTTGCACCAAGCCAAACATTTCTGAAGTAGATGCTTGATATATTTTACAAGTCTTATCCATATTTAGGATTCTAACTGATTCTAAAATTTTAAGTGTACCTAATGCGTCAACTGTTGCTGTATACTCGGGGGTTTCGAATGAAACCTTAACGTGACTTTGTGCTGCTAGATTATAAATTTCGGAAGGATTATGTTTCTTCAGGACATTCATAATAGACAAAGAATCTGTTACGTCACCATAGTGAAGTTGTAAATTTGGATTGTTGTAGATGTGGTCAATGCGACCTGTGTTCATAGAAGAGCTACGACGAATGATACCGTGTACTTCGTAGCCTTTAGATAATAATAATTCTGCAAGATAGGAACCGTCTTGCCCGGTTATGCCTGTAATCAAAGCAACTTTTTGTTGTTCCATAGTATAGCCTTAAAATAATTTATAAAAATATTTATATAGATAAAGATAGGTGTAGGGCACCAAGGTGCCCTTTTTGTGAATTAAAATTTAATTAGAATGGAACTTCGTCATCTAATGTCGGTGCAGGAGTTAGAACTTCTGATACTGGCGCATTCATCTTATTCCAAAGATCCATAAATGCTGTCTTTGTGTCATCATCAAATCGATTAATACAATAATTAATTGCCTCAACTCGATCTTCAAAGATTGAATATGCCTGAACAATATTAACCAAACGACGTGTACTGATAATCTCATCTACACCGCCTTCTTTGAAAGTCTTGCGAATAATATCTGCCCAATTAATTAACTTATCAGCAAACTCTACATCTACACGACCATAGAATTCCATTTTATTGTTGACAATCTTTTTCTCAACAGTAGTGCTGGGATATTCTTGTTCAACAGTAATGGGAAAACGCTCAAGAAATGCCTCATCCAAAATTTGAGCTGCAATAAAGCGACCATCTTCTGTGCCCCGACCTTTGGTATTTGCTGTAGCAATAATATTAAAGCCTTGCGCTGGACGAATAACTTCGCCTGTCTTTTTATTAAAGTATGCTTTACCTTCTAACACACTTTGTAGGCACATCAATTTATTAGATCCACGATCAATTTCGTCAATCAAAAGAATAGCGCCTCGGCGCATTGCCGTTAGAACAGGACCTTCACGATAAATTACATTGCCATCTTGCAATGTATTACCACCAATCAAATCTTCTTCATCTGTTTCTACAGAAATGTTAACACGAATACAATCTCGTTTTAACTTAGCAGCAACTTGTTCTACCATAGTAGTCTTGCCATTACCTGAAAGACCAGTAATAAAAACAGGGTAGAATGTTTTAGATTTTAGAATCATTTCCAATTGCTTGAAGAATCCAAATGGAACATAAGTTTCATCTTTATCAGGAACTACACTATCAATTTCTGTAGTCATTCGCTTTTGTCTAAAAGGAAGTACTTGTGCTTGTAGCGCAGGAGCCATTTCTTCTTCATCCACAGTTACTACCTCATTAGTTGAGTCATATAAATTTAGCATATACATTTTTCCATTTTTAATGTCCCGGCGTGAGACAAGAAAGTGAGGATTAGGTAAGCCGTGTTCAATGCAATAAGAAACGATTTGTTCTTTAGTTACACTTGATCCATGTTTAGCAATTAGTTTGACAACTAACTCTTGACGGGCTTCGTTCGAGAAATGAGATTTAGACATAATATAATTCCTGTTCGTTGTTCATAATTAATTATAACACCTTTTTCGATTCGTGTCAAGCAATTTTTTCCACAAATCTACTCAAAAGAACCCTGTTGATTCCTTTACTCTTTTGCATCATCATAAATGCTGACTTAAGTTGACTCTTTGTAGCATTTTCTTCTACTTGCATTTCATCATCTTTTGCATCCAATTCCCCGCCACCGGGAATAATGTAGTAGTCATCATATCCGGCTCCGTTTATCATAAAGAATTTTTGCTTTTTAGCCTTTCTAAGCTTCTCATCAAAGTCTGGCATATTGGTACCTGATCTTTCGATTCTCGACATGATTTGTCTTTTGAAATTGCCTGAACTAATATAAAATCCAATTACATTAACTCCAGTGTTAGCTTTCAACAATTCGAGTAGTGCGATAGTCAAATCTGATTTTGGTCTTGCTCTACCCTCATTCATTGTCTTAGTATCCCGAATAATAATATTACTATCACCGTATCTGGTATTAGGTAAATAACCTCTCTGGCCTGGTTCGTGTATAATTCTATTATTTTCGTTCGCATCACCATCTGTTAAGAATACTGTATTCACAATGTCTAGGCGATACTTCTTTCTGAACTCTTTGACAATCTCCATACTTGCAACTACTGCTTCATTCAATGGGGTACCGCCTAAGTCTTCAAAATCCGAATTTTTAATTTCTGTACTAATATCAATGTTTTGCTGATTACGATTTCTCCAAGAACCGTGTCGACGATTATATAGTTCACCTACAAGCAACCAGTACTTGGATGCTTCTTTAAATTCTATACTAGACATTTCGTTAGATAAATATTCGCGCAATCTAAAGCATGAGCAGTCAAGATCAAGCTCACCCATATTAGTTGAGAACTTGCGATAGTTATTAGGGTTTAGTATTCTATCTGTTACGTAAGTATCTAAATCGTATCCCAATTCTTGACTAATTTTATCTGGTGTATCATTCGAATCTGTGAATGCATATACTCGGAAAGGAATACTTACCTTTCTACAGAATGTTGCGAGAATAAGAGTCTGCTCAATCGTTGCTTTAATGTTTTCAATCATAGATCCAGAATAATCTATGAACATAACTAAGCCATGTGATTTACCTTTTGGTACAACTGCAATGCGCTTAAATAAGTCATCATTTGTTCTATACTGGTGGACTTTCTTCAAATCTAGTTCGCCAGTTTTCGAGACAGATGCACGGGCATACTGTCTAGCATTACGACGCATTTCAAACTCTTTGATCAAATAAGATATGTATTTCTTATTTGTTTCATTGAAACGAGTAAACGCTTTATTTTTACCTTCCTCAATTAACTTGAGTCCCTGCTCTTCATCTATCTCATATGATATCTTGAAATCATTATAGTGCGGCTTAATGTTCTTGTATGGAACAATAATATGTCTTAGATTAGCTGTAGGACAATTTGCATAGGAGAAAGGTTTCATACTATCATCTACCAAAGATCTCTCACGCTGTCTAAAGTAACGATCTGTTACTGATTCTGGATCTTCGTCATCAAACTCAGAGTTTGAACCACCCCAACCCCGATGACGTTTTCTTTTATCGCCGTCACCTTCTTCGTCTGTTTCCTCAAAATCATATTCAATGTCGTCATCCATTTCTACATTGATATCGCTTTCTAGATCAGGAAACATCTTTTTAAGCATTTCACGCAATTCTTTTTTACCATTTGCATACAGCTCATTAGCGACATCTTCAACATCTTCCCATGTCTTCATATTGTCAAGCAAATTAATATAATATTGCTCTTCTTTTGAAAATTGAATGTTAAGATATGACCCGACCTTATAGTGAAGATTGATTCGATCAATTAAAGCAAGATCTGCAATAACTAAATCTTCGGCATAAAGACCAAAGAAATCTTTTTCCATTAAATCTGAGTAGCCCTTTTTAAAGCTAGTCTTCAGACCAGGAAACTTTTCTTGGATCTTCTTTTCGATGCGAACATCTTCAACGACATTCAAATATGTCTTGAATCCGGGTTTTGTTTTGTCTTTTAGATTGTTGTGCCAGCCTTCGTTTGGTGTATATAAGGCGTGGCCTGTTTCGTGACCTAGCAGAAGGTCATATAGTTCAGGAGACATTTCTTTCCACATAGGAAGAACCATGATTCTGTTCTTAGTATCAAAGTAAGCAGTTACAGTTTTGCGATGTTCGACTGTAATGTTTTCAGTTGCAAGTAATTTTGCGAGTATAGATTTTGACTGCGCTAGCATACACTTCTCCTTCGGTTTTTATTATTATAACACCTTTCAGGACAGAAGTCAAGCCCCCAGTAAGCCATTAACTACGGGTGATCGCCAGAATCTTTTCTATTTGTTTCTCTATTAGGGGCACTCTGTTAGGCCAATGTATGTAATCCTTCTCAGGATTCTTCATCAAATTAACCAAAAGAGGCAAAATCATTTTTTCAACCGAAGCCAATTTTTGCTTTATTTCTGCATCTGCACCAGACTTAACTTCGGTAATGAATGGATCCAGCACATCATTTTCGTGTACTGCGGTAAATCCAAAATCATTACTTAAGTCTAAATACTCTAAGGGTATTTTGGTTGCCATTTTATTTCCATCTAGGTCCGTGAATCCAGCCCACTAAAGCTTTTCTTGTTCCTTTAGTGACTGGCTTAACTTCGTGTAATGTGTATGAGGGGAAGAATGTAATTGCACCTTTTTCTTTAGCAATAGGAAAAGGTTCCTGTGATGTAATTAAATATGTCTGCCCACCCTCATATTCTTCTGGGTCAGTTAATTGCATAGTGAAGCTTAACTTTCTAGGAAATTGTCCTGCACCTTGAAAGTGATGGTCAACGTGAGCATCATAGAAGTCGCCTTCATTATATACTGAGAATTGTAAATTTTCTATATGGTTAAGATCAAAGCCAAACCATTGTGTGTTTGCTGCTAATACTACGTCTGTTAATTTTCTAAACAACCAAGCATTTTCTGCAGTAGTAGGAATCCACGAAATCTTTGTCTTTCGTATTTCAGGATTTGCTCCGCCCGCTTTATCAAATGTACCACCTACTTGGGCGTCACCCATTTCTAAAGAGTCACCCAGTTCCACAATACTTTTAATCATGTCCTCATCAAAGATATTTTGATAGTAGCAGTATGCGTTAATTTGGTGTGTTTGTAATTGCCATTCATTTGCCATTTTATATTCCTTGTATTCTAGAAAAGTTCTGATACTTCTCAAATTTTATAACACTTCTAAATTTATCAAACAGAAGGTCTCCCTTGTGACTAATAACGAAAACATTAGTTTCTTCTCCTAAAGTATTTATTAGGTTCATAACATAGTCTGTGCCGTTAGCATCCAGAGAAGAGTCAAAAACCTCATCAAGTAACAAAAGGTTTGTGCTAGCACAATTCTTCATTTTTGCTATGGTTCTCCATGTGAATAATAAAGCTAAGTCTATGCGTTGTTTCTCGCCCTCGCTAAATGAGGCGTATGAGAATTCGTCTCGGTGTCGTGACTTGATTGATTCATTAAATGTTTCATCCAATTCAAAGTGACAAAAGAAGTCCATTGCTTGCAGATATTTATTTACTAATTTATTAATGACAGGCAAATATTGACGAATGATCTTTGTCTTAATACCTGTATCTCTTAGTAACACACTTGCGATATCTAGGTAATGCTTTTCTTCCGAAGCCTTGCTCTTCTGATCCGAATGAGCGACCACCTCTTTGGCGAGAGTCTTGAGTTTAATTTTTTCTGCTTCAATATCTCCGGACTCGGTTGCAGAAGTTGATAAATCTCCCTGTAACTTTTGAATGTAGTTTTGGTTCGCAATAATGCCGGTGTTGAAGGTAATGATGTTGCTTTGATGTTCAGATATTTTCTCTTCGATTGAATCAATTTCTGCAAGTCTTGTTTCAATGTCCGAGAGTTGAGTGTTAAGTGATTCAATAGCTGTTGCAATCTCCTCGATCTTATGCGTGTGCGATTGTATCGCACCGCTCTTGACTTCGTCATCAAGAGCTTGACTACACGTTGGACATGTGTCGTTGTCGTGATAAAACTGTACTTGGGTTTCCTGAGTAGTAATCCGTTCGGAAAGTTTTCTAAGCAAAGATCCCATTTCTGTTCGTTTGTTGCGTTTTTCTTTCGCATCTGAAATCGAGGATTTAAGATTACTTTCCGTCTCCCGTTCTGCGTTGACGCTAGCATTAAGTTGTGATATTTCTGCAGTCGTTTCAAGTATTCGCTTTTGTACATCTTCCACCTTCTTCTGTTTATCATTCTCCAGCGTAGCTATATACTGCTGTTGCATTTTAACTTTAGTTTTACCCAATTCAATCTGAGTATCAATGTCTATAATTTGATTTTTTATTTCTGTAGTTTTATCTTTAAGTACAGAATTCATTACAGTAAAGATTTGAATATCTAAAATGTCCTCAATAATTTCTCTTCTATGCCCTAATGGTAATTGCATAAAGGGGGTAAAAGAAGCACTACCTAAGATAACAATCTGAGTAAATGATTTATAGTTTAATTTTAGAATACCGTCTTCAAGATATTTCTGATAATCTTTAGATGCGGCATCCTGATTCAATAAGACATCATTAACATAAATCTCAAAAATACCAGGCTTAATGCCTCTGACAATTTTATAGTTCTTAGGACCGATACTAAATTCTAGTTCAACAAGTAAATTTTTACCATTGATGCTGTTCATCAACTGAGGTTTATTGATGCTACGAAATGGTTTATTAAATAGGCAGAAACAAATAGCATCAAGAATAGTACTTTTACCGGCACCATTTTCGCCTACTATAAGTGTTGTAGTTGCTTTATCTAATTTTACTTCTGTGCCTTGAGCTCCGGTGGATAAGAAATTTTTCCATTTAACTTTGCTAAATCTTATCATACTTCCTCATAGTGTTGTGCTTCAACATAAAGAGTTTTTAAAATTCCTTTTAGTCTTTCCTTATCTGCATCTGTTTCGATACTATCTACATAATTAGATAATAGTGTCATAGTATCTTCTAGGTCAATATTTTCATCTATTGCCTCAGATTCAAACTCAGAAAAATCCTCGATGATTTTTAATTCAATGGGATTTTCTTTGTAGATTGCTTCTATAAATTTATCGAACTTTAAGTAATCTTTTTTATTGACCACAATAACTTTGATTAATTTAGAATTGAATTGTGTGATGTCTACAGATAAAGGGTCTTCCTTTTCATCATCGTAGTAATACTTCTCAAAAATAGTATTTGGGTTTTTAATAAATTCTAGTTCTAATGTCTTAGTATCAAAGATATGGAATCCTCTGTCATCTTCAAAATCATTCCAGAATAATTGATAAGGATTACCTAAATACTGTACGTTGCCTCGACCATGCTTATGATGGAAATGACCTGAACATACTAGCTTAAATTCTTTAAACATCGCAGGATCTAATCCTTCGTGACCAAGATGCGTATCTTGACCCTTGTACATTATAAAACCAGCAAGTTCTAAATGACCAAAGCAAACAGTTGCTATTTTACTTTCAACTAATTTTGAAGTATGCTCATAGTTATCAGCACATATCCAAGGCACCAATAGTATTTTTAATCCATCATATACAACAACTTGTGCTTTATCATATGTTCTGATACCGGAATATTCTCCTAATAATAAATCAGGAGAATTTACATCGTTAGTATTTTTATAGAATGTATCATGATTGCCGATAATCATATCCATGTCTATACCGCGAGATTCAATCTGCTCAAAGAAATACTTTTTACAATTACTCAATGAGTTGAAATTGATATACTTTCTACGATCAAAACAATCGCCTAGATGAATGATCTGTGTAATTTCCCTCTTATCTAGTTCAGGAAAAAATACTTCATCGTAGAATTTTTTAAAATAATTATCAAACTGTTGAGAATCTGATCTTGCACCAAAATGCGTATCAGTTACTAATGCTATCTTCATCTGTATACTCCCAAGTTGAATCTCCCTTTTTAATAACGGATGCAACAAAAGTTAAATGGTCTGGTATGCTACCACTCCAATCTGTTGGGCCAATTAAACCCATTTGATTTTTCTCATGGATAGTATTTAAATAGATATGGTATTCTTTACCATATACAGGATTGAATGCAAAAGATGATCCATGCACTAAGTCTGTAGCATCAAGTCTACTCATTAGTTGTTTTGCTTGTTCCTGTAGAATATCAACCATTTGCATGATTCTATCATATTCTTGTTTGGCATGTTCCTTTGCTACATTTAAGGATATGTCTTTTTGGTCTTCAACCTTTACTGGGGCAAAGAATGAAGCACCAACTTCTACAGGATATTCACTACTACTACGATTAATAAAGGGAACTAATTGTTCCCCGATAATAGCATCTTTACTATTAACGCCTTTCATTACATTACTTGGCATGTCGTTCCTTCAGATACTTCTCATGATGTATCCAGTTATCTTTAACTAGAAATCCCCAATCTCTTTTTTGAGGACCAGGCATGAATAAAGTCCAGGCTGTTACACCTTCTTTTAACTCAATACGATGATAAGAAGTACTGCGGCAATAGCGGAAATGGCCGGGTCCGCGCCACATACGAACCTCATTAAATTTTGTGCCATCGGAATTAAATTGTGGTATCCATTCATAATAACCGCCTTTAAGTATGAAAGTGCAGTACGGCCATGGGTGATCATGTACATCGTCAGGGTCTCCTTTTAGGAATTTATGTAAAAAGATATTAAAGGGGAATTTTTTTCTATCTTTAAGAAAAAGATAGTATCGTTCAAGGTATGGTTCATTATCTATACGATCCATGACAATACGCTTACGACCAATACTATCAAGCAAATTTAAAAACCAATTCATGTTGTTTCTACAATATAGTATTTAGAAAATGGATACTGTTTTCGCAACCATTCTAGTAATCCTTCCTCAAAAGGAAGTTTTACTGTTTTATCTTTATTAGTTATATATCTCACTTAGCCTTCGTATATAGCATTATTGGCACCATGTTCAGCACACTCTACCCTAACACAATAACAACGACCATTTGTCTTTTCTTTAATCAATTGATTCGCAAAATTGAACGCATGCTCAGCAAATTTCTCTGCACCAACACCGTCAAAGATTCTAATCTCTGCCAGCCCTAATTCTTCAAGTTCTTGAAATTTAGCTAAATGCGGATCTGACTTGTCCAAAGCCAGCTTGTGATCAAAATGATCTTCAAGCCAAGCCTTAAGCGGTTTAAGTCCGCCAAAGTCTACTGCCCAATTTTTATTATCTAAATATGCGCATCCGAATGTAAATGTAAATGCTAGACTGTAACCATGTAATAAATGACAATGCGAATGATCTGCGTTTGGCTGTCTAAATACAGCGCTCAATCCTAAGTTATGTCCGTAATGTTTTGTCGAGAAATATTTAGCCATCTCTTGCCTCCAGTGAGTAAGTTTGACGACATGCAGAGTTTATATAGCGGGTTGAATGACGTTTGAAGACCGCTTTTTTAATTTCATATAATTTTCCGAAAAATACCAGCAATATAAATCATTGATAATATTATTTAAGTCTTTTTCAGGTTTCCAATTTGTTTCGGATTTCAATTTTGCAGAACTTGCAATTAAAGTTGCAGGATCGCCTTCTCTGTTAGGTTCAATGTGAACAACAATTTTGTTATGTATTGCTTCTTCATTCAATAAGAATGTTTCTACAGCATCAAAAATTTCTAGATTAGAGTATCCTCTAACTGATCCTATATTATATATCCCTTTGATATTATTTTCAATAGCTAATATATGTGCTTTGGCAATATCAGTAACATGAACATAGTCTCGTACACAAGTACCATCCTTCGTGGGATAGTTGGCTCCATATAAAGTAAAGTCCTGTTTCTTTTCAACTGCTTCAAATATCTTAGCAAAGATATGAGTTGCTTCAGGTTCCTGTCCATGCAAGCCACCCTCAACAGCACCGCATGCATTAAAGTATCTAAATGAGACATAGTTTAAACCATATGCTTTATTAAATGATTTAAGCATCATCTCAGTAATTAGTTTGGATTCCCCGTACGGCGATATCGGTTTGGTATCAGCACCTTCAATTAGTATTGCTCCTAATGGATCACCATATACTGCAGCACTGCTACTAAAAATAAATTTAGTAAAAGGAGACCAGCGTCTAATATAGTCTAAATATTTTTCAGTTTTAATTACATTATTTTCATAATAGTCATGAGGATTCCTTATACTAGGTTCAACTAAACTTGTTCCGGCACAATGTATAATAGCAACAGGTTTTTTCTCAATATGCTCAAGCGACCATGCATGGGTAAAACATGCTTTTATAAATTGATCCACATAAGACTCAAGATGTTTAGGCAATGATCTACGATCGATACCTATAACAGTATAACCCTGTTTCTTAAGTTCAATACATATAGCACCACCGATATAACCAGCGGCGCCTGTTACAATTACGTTTTTAGTATTTTGAGCCAGGGACATTATTTCTATAATCCTTAGTATTACGATACCATGTTTCAGATCCATCAATCATAATGTCTATACATCTATCAATAGTTCCAGTAGTCCAATTAGATAAATGACCCATTTTCTTTCTTGGATTAACCAATAAATGATCTAATTTATTTTTAACATCATCCATAGACCAAGGAACATATAAACATTCTGCATCATTTGCAAATGTCTCGGGAAAAGATCTATAGGCAGGATATAAACAGTTTGTACCTAACGCATCTGCTTCTGATGCTGTGTTACTTACCCAATCCTGTAAAGCACAATTAAACAATACTCGGGAATCAGCTAGCAATTCATAATATTCATTCTTTTTAAGATTTTCATAGATCTTAAAATTAGCAGTCTTTTCTAATTCCTTCGCTCTGCTTAAATATTTTTCATCGTTACTACGTAATGGTCCACCTGACAAAACAGCAAACTCCACATCCCGATTATATTTGCCATAGTCTTCAATCAGATCCATAAAGAATCCTGGTTGCTTCCTGATCGAATCTAGCAGCAAATACTACTCGCTTCTTACGATGCAGGAATGGTTTAATTTCGGCAACACGACTTTGTACTTCATCTTTATCAAATGCTAGTCCAGAGATGTTAAAGATTGGTGCCTTCCAACCTGCAATTTTCATATGCGCAACCATCTCCTCATTAGACGCAAGAATACCTGTTACCCAAGTATCACACATCTTTTCATAATGTCCCATCCATTCTTGCATATCCCATACATGAAGGAAGTCATCAGGATCTATTGTCTGTGCAAGACAACGAACATAAATCTCAGGTTGATATTCCCATGGTAATTGATCCACAATATAAGGAATTGCTTCAATGCCAGGTGTAAACATATCCTCAAAGAAAATAGTATCTTCCCAGGTAATCTGACCTGACTTCATTTTCTTAACAAGATTAGCCATCTGTGTTAAAGAATAATAGCTACGACCGTGTGCATCAAGCACCTGACCTGTTACAATAGATTTAGAATCGTCAAGAGTATCACCATGAATAATTTCATAATCAATACCTCTGCGTTTAAATGCTGCCTCACTCCATTGCTGAAGTTGTAAAGTATAGCGACCTTCATAGGGCTCCAAGCCCATATAATATAATTTACTCATCTTTTAAATACATCCTAGGTGTAATATCTTTGCCTTTGATATGAGAGAAATACATTCTGCAACCATTCTCTCCGTCTTCTGATACTTCAATTACATAGTCTCTATCTGGCCATGTGCTGATACATTTATTATATAGATCCTTTGCCATCATTTCGCAAGACTTATAATCTAATTGTAATGTTCCATCAGCATACCAGCGTTCCATAATACGCTTTGCTTGAATAAATTCAACATCTCTATCATCATGAAATACCTGCATCTCAACTCTGAAATGAAAGATATGTCTATGAGGTGTTCCTAAGAATGAAACATCTAACCAATCACCTGTAGCCAACTTAGGATCAGTTGCTGCTGCAGGATATTTGTGGATACCTTCTTTCTGAAAGGTAACCCAAATATAACTATCTGTTTTTAACATCATGCGAATAAGTCCTCAAGTGAAGATGGAGCTACAGCGTTGACTGGCTCCGAGTCCATAAATTTACCAACATGCTTTTCCCAATAAAGAAAATCATCATTAGTCTTTACATCAAACAATGTAGAATATTCATTCTCACAACCTTTATCTCTGCAGAATCTCAGGAAGTTTTCTTTTGAATTCATTAGTTCAGAAACATCCATTGTAAAGTTATGAACATTTGTTAAGATGAATGCAAGCCTTGCTCTCATTACATCTATGAATTTTCCGCCTTTTTCTAAATATAGACCAACAGCAATATTCATCAACTTGTGGTATTCTTCAGGTGTATATTCTGTACCACAAACACTGTTAATCTCATCAGTCACTGTTCTGTAAATGTTGGAATATTCTCTTCCCATTTTAACTGAAGAACCACCATAATCACCTGGGTTGTTTTTCTTACAGTGTGAGAAGTAAAATAATCCATTATCTAGTGACATAGAATGCGTTGTAGAGTCATACGAAATATCTACACCATCATATAGACCAGTTTGACTGAATAACAAATAAGGTAAAATACGTTTAAGTGCACCAACACCTAAGACGTGTAAATGAAATGGTCTTTCAAATGGAACAGAATTAACATAGAATGCTCGTTTAACATCCTCAAGTGGTCCCATACCTAGTGCAGCTGATCCCATAGCAACACCACCTATACGATTGTGCAATTCTTTTGGTATCTCGTCAAGCATACACTCTGCCCATTTAGCATAAGTATCTGCACCTGAACCTTGTAAAATAGCAAATGGTCTACAGTTACTCTTCAAAGAATCAAACTTTAAAATTTGATCTTTAACATTCTTGCCTGTTGCTCTTGCATAAGACTCAAAATTTTCCATGTCAACATATCTACGCTTAGTATCAATTTTTGCTGATACGCCACTAGCAGATGTAGACTTTACAGGAATCTCATCAAACGCCATACCAATATCAGCATATGTTCCTTGATTTTCGTATACCTTGTTTCTTGTCTCAGGTGTATTCTGCAATCCTCGAGTAATAATTTGCAATCCACCAGAGTCAGCATGAATGTTTTTAATTGCTGGTCTAAACTTCTGTAATTTATTACCAAAGTTCTTTTCTGTGAATCCATTATACAATAATGAGAATTGGTGATTGTTTTTATTATGAACAGTCTTATTAATCATGTCTATAATCATTTGTAATGTCTCAGGATCATTACATTGTTCCGCACCAAGTCTCAAGTATGCTGGACCTGATATCACATATTCTAATATTTTACTCATGCGAATAAGCTTTCTAAATTATCTGTTTCTTTTTCAGATGGTACGAAGTTTGGATCTTTTGCCAAGTATGTGTCCTTGTCTGTATAAATTATATTATACTTTGACCTGTTTGTCAATACACTTTTGACATCATCTATTGCTAAGAATGACCTATTTAGTATGCGAACAAAGTCAATATATTTGATTTCGGAATACTCATTTATTTTTGCTGAATCTGATTTTGATGCAACCGACGGTGTATATGATTCAATAAAGTCTTTCCAATATTTTGCTGTACTGGAATCTAAATCTTTAATATATTGTAGTGCACCGTTACCATACCATTTTTTAGGCTTCATTCCATATATTGCCTTAATGGCTTCACCTGCTTCTGCTACAGGTTTTCTAATATAATATTTCTTATCGAAGTTTGTTACCCATTCAGATTTGTCAATAACAACACATGGCATATGGCCAAGACATTCAAAGAATGTAAACGGGTAGTTTTCTCTTAGTGAGGGATTGAAGTGGACTCTTGCAGACTTGATAAAGTCCACCTTTTCATCACCCACAACGCCCGACTTAATCTCATAATCAGCAATTTCTAATTCTTTAAGACGAAGTTCAAATTTTTTCTTACCATTACTGTTGGTAATAATCTTTGCGGGCAATCCTGTTTCTTTTATAATTTTAAGAAATGCTTCTGGATTCTTTCTATCTTCCCAACGACCAATATAAAGTACACCTTCTCTCGATCCATTGTTTTCTACAAGGAGACCTCGCTCGGACATAGGCATAGGTAATTTTTTAACATTGATTCCCCCATTGCCTAAAATCTCATTTACATTACGATCCGATTGTGTGCCGATATAACAATTTTCAAGGTTCATTAAGTTGTTGAAAAATTCATTACAACTTTCGCCAAACACACCTTTGAATTTTCTAGTGTCACGGAACACCATACTTTCCTCATGTGTGTAGAATACAACTGGGATATATTTGTTTAGATCAAAGGACAAAGCAGCAGGCATTGCTTCTAATGAATTACATACTATCATGTCATATAGATTAGTATTAAATGCTTTCATTATAGCATTTCTAAAATTGAGCATCTTCTCAAAATTAATAGAATCAGTAAATGCAAATGTGCCGGTATGATTCTTATATGACATAGGCGCATCCGAAGTGATTATGTTGGCACCTAAGGACTCAACCAGTGCACCAAAATCGTTACTAGACGCCTTATCTAAAATTAAATCGACTTTCCAATTCAAGTCTTTGGCCATCTCAGTAAAGCCTTTAGCAAATTGGCCTATACCTCCGTGTGGGACAAGATGTTGATCGCTAATACAAAAAGCAATGCGCTTACTATAAGTTTTCATGCTTTATCCTTTAGCATCATTTTACGACCCTCAATTCCTACTAGCATATCAAATACTTCAATTACTCGTTGTAACATAGCGCAATTTAACATTAATAAATCTCTGCGGTCGTCGCACATCATAATTTGTTGATCTATAGGTTCCATCAATTCTGCCATTCTTTTTGGCACATCTACATTATCCATTTACTCACCTAATATTTTAATTAAATGTTTAGTCTGATGCATAGCATCATCTAAGGCATTATGATATGTTCCTTCTCTTGCATCTGCAGGTACCCAATGGAATAATGCTTTGACTGTGCGATAGCATCGATCATCCCAGCATTTCCAAGGTGGTTCCCTGTCAGTATTGAAATAGGCATTTGCCAAAATTGTATTATCAAAGACTGCGCCATTTCCCCAGACAGCTAGACTCTTAGGTCCGAACCATTCTTCAAATTCATCCAAGGCTTGTTTTAATGGGATATTGTTGCGAGTAAGTTCTCGCAATGCTTCTTTGTTTTGCTCAGACCACCACTTAACTGTTTCTTTTGAAATATGCATTCCTGCATCTTTACAAGATTTAATGTCTACAGTACAGTAAAAAGTATCAAGTATTTCTTTACCTTCAAATTTTACTGCACCAATAGAACAAATAGCAGCATTTGATCTTGTTGACATTGTTTCCAAGTCAACCATAATATTAACAGCCATTATCTACCACACATTCTTGCAATACTTAAAAATTCATTCCTCGCGGATGTATCTGTTTTAAATCCACCACCTAGACGAACTGTAACGGTAGATGAACCTGTATCTTCAACACCTCTAGATTTAACACAATAGTGTTGTGCATCAATCATTACCGCAACATCTTCAGTCTCCAGTATAAATTGGAGAGTATGGAAAATCTGTTCAGTGAGTCGTTCTTGGATTTGAGGGCGCTTGCTGAAATACTCAACAATGCGGTTAATTTTAGATAGTCCGAGGACTTTCTGTTTAGGAACATAAGCCACGGTAGCCAAACCATCAATAACAACAAAGTGATGTTCGCAGTTACTTTGGACATTGACGTTGCGTTCAACGACCATTTCATTGTAATGCATCTTGTTATCAACAGTCGTACACTTTGGAAACGCATCATAATCTAATCCCCAGAAAATTTCATTCACATACATCTTGGCAACACGTTTAGGCGTTTCCATTAGACTATCATCAGTTAAATCTAATCCAAGTATTCCCATAATATCTTGGAACTTTTCCTCGATCATTGCAATTTTTAATTTGCGATCAATACCGTTATCTCTACGGGGAGTTTCAACACCCATTTTAAATAGATGTTCATGTACCTTTTGACCTAACTCAGGGTCAGTTTTTGTTTTGTTGTATGACATTTTTTGAATCCTTCCTTACACGGATATGATAATTGAATTTTGTTACCTTTGTGTAACATTATTATTTATGCCTTTGCTTTAGCCTCAGCACGAGCATTCTTCTCTTCGGTAATCTCATTACGTCTTGCTTTAATAGCTTTAGACATTTCTGCTAGTGCTTTACGGGCACGTGTTCCTGCGGCGCTATTACCCTTTGTAAATTTTTCATTCTCAGCCTCATATGTTGCCAAGCTTGTTTTAATATCGTTATGTGCGTTCATAGTTCTTCCTTTTTGTTAATGTTTTCATCTAACCATTCTTGTTCACCTGCATGAGTAGGTGCCCGTTCCATTATCTTATTTATTCTGTCTTGAATAAGATATAATTGTTTTTTAATATCCCAAGTAGTAAAGCCATCATTATGAGGGGAGCATACTTCTATGCCCATCATTTCTACTTCATGTAATGTGTGTCTATTCATTTATGTTCCCCAAGCGTTTTTGAACAAAGGTATTTGTAGTCTGTCTGAGTATCTATATCCGTTTCGCATTGCGATTTCAGCCACTGCTCTATTATTAAGACTGTACAACTGTTCAGTGCCACCAACAGGCATAAGATACACATGACCCTTGAAACCATAACTGCGGTATGCACCAATTGCACATTCTGCATCTTTAAAGTCATCTTCCGTTGCAATGACAAATTTTAGGTATGCTGTACCATAATTTTCATATTCACATACTACTTTAGGAATAATTGCGTCATCCCAGGGTTCACCTGAGCATGGCAGTTTTGCACTGACACTAAATGTTACTTCTCTATTTTTCCAACGAGCCCATTCAAACAGATATATTTTAAATTCGTCTGTCAATGGCTGTGTGCCGTTTGTCTCAAAAGTAATTTCTTTGAGATTAAACATTTTCGGATGTTCTAAAAGATCAGGGAATGCTCTTTGCCAACCCAATAACGGTTCGCCCCCAGTAATTACGAGATGTTCGTCTTTCCATTCTTTGTGAGGAAGCGTGTCAATAATAGCCTCGGCAATATTATTACTATCAAGAACGGGACTAAGATGCTTAAACCTAGGATCCCAAGAAGCGTAGCTATCACATCCAGTATGGACAAGCGGTAAGTCATTATACTTACTATAATTTTCCCCATCGACTTTAAAACGCTCATTGCTCAGTTCTCCTCTTGGCATACCGAAGCCGCCACAAGTAAAGTTACAACCAAAGGTTCTTAAAAAGACAGAGGGTACGCCCATGTAACGACCCTCGCCCTGTATGCTATAAAATAGTTCAGATATTTTCAGTTTGCTCATATATTGTAGACCATTGTTTAAGTTTAGCAATTTTATTATCAGCGGCAATGCTTACCTGTTCACTGCTGACAATATTAAATTTAATACACAAATCAATCATTGCTTGTAGATCACCGAGTTCTTCTGCAAGATGTTCTCTATTAGTTTTTGGCTTTCCTGGTTTATAATTGTCTATTCCAAATCGTAAACATTTTGAAATTGCTTGTGTTACTTCCGCGCATTCTTCTTGAAGAATATACATTATCTCATCAGTTTTAATCATGCTATAATTATAATATATTTAGAACATTGTGTCAATAAAAGAATCATCCTTTTCTGCCGATTTCTTTTTCCTAGATTTCGTTTCTGAAGGTGTTTCCCGTCTTTCTGGATCTATGTTATCCAATTGCTTTTTCAAATAATCTACAAGTTGTCTACTCGATTCCGAATCATCACTATTTTGTATGATTGAATCTAAATCCAAATTCTCAATAATTTTATATTTAGTTGCCTGATGTTTTTTCTCTTTCTGGATTCTGCGAATAAAGGCAAAGTAAATAATTTGTGTATAGTATGCAAATGGATTAGATGATTTTGCTGGATCAAATTTTGCGGCAGCGGTTAAACAGTTTTCTATACCATCAGAAATCATATCATCTTTAAATGTATAATTAATGAAATTTGATTTGTATGATAGATGCGTAGCAATTTTAATAAAGCATTCACCTATGTATCTAGGTACTCGAGGCAGTTCTTCATTCTTTTCCTTGGCAGCATCTATACCTGCCTTATATTCTATAAGAGCAGCTAAGAACTTTTTGTTATCTACGTAATGAGAAGTTTGAGGAATCTCAATGGTATCTTTTTGGATTTCTACCAACTCGTCCAACAAGGATTCCGTCTCCGTATTCTTTGGTTTCTTTGTCTTCATTTATTTCATCTCCTAATCTATTTAAAAATTCATCAATCGTTTCTTCTTCATCTTCAAGTTCATCCTCATCATCCTCAACAAGTTCGTCATCTTGGTCTTCTCGTTGAGATAGATAAGTTAAATAATTATCTTTTAAATTTTCTTTTATGTTTATTGCCAGCACAATTTGGCTTGTAGGAATTGTATATTCCTCTTCCTCAGTAAAACTGAATAAAGGATACATAATATATGATTCCACAATGCCTCTAGATGATGGCATACGAATTGCAGATAAAATAACAGGCTGTGTTACCTTTATACTTTTCTTATCATAAATGTTCTCACAATCATCTGTTGTCATACAAATGATGTTATCACCTGAGGATAATTTTAAATATTTGTAGTAAAGATTCTCCATTATATTTTTACCCTTACTAATTTATAGTTGAAATGCTCATCATTATATATCTTAATCCGCTCAATCATATGGAGTAAAGTATAGTTCTTTTTACTTTTCCATGTTAAGTCATCTGCAATATCATAAAGGTTACATGATGTTTTAGTTTCGCTGGTTCTCAAACCTCTACCTATAGACTGCAAATTTCTAATTCTAGATTTTGACGGAGATGCAAAAATAATATTATGTAGGTTTTTAATATTTATTCCTGTAGAGAATGTACCGTAACTAGCAACAATAATAGCATCAGATTCTAATTCTGTAATTCTACGAATATCCTCTCGTTGTTCTGTATCTGTCCCACCAAACACAAAAAAGACTTTTCTATTTTCAGCCTTTTCCTTAATCATCTCATGCAATGGTTTGCCGTGCTTTTCTACGTATTGGAATAATACTAAAGTATTGCCTGTCTGTTTTAAGGCAAGGTTTCGTATAAATTTATTTCTTGGTTCATACTGAACTATAAAATCCATCTCATCTTGATAGGACTTGCCCTTAGTTCCTTTTCTTAATTCGTCGCTGTATTCTAATATTATATTATAAATTTGAAGATTTGCCAATTGGTTATCCGAAATAAGTTTCTTGGTTGTAGTAACTTTATAGACAGACCCAAACAATCCTTCAAGAACTAACTTATGTGTTTTGGTTCCATCCAATGTTCCTGTAGTACCAATTCTATAAGGTGATGTAGTACATTTATTTAGAATGCTTGTTAAGGACTTGGCTTTAAAATTATGTGCCTCGTCTCCATAAATTACTTTAAAGTCTTTAAAGAAAGGTTTAGGTAATTTATATAACGATTGCCAAGTACTAATAACAACATCATACTCATTAGATTTTTCATGTCCCCCGTAAATACGATGACAATGCTCAGATGTTTTCCAATTATTCAAACAAGAATAATCCTGGAAATCTGAATACATTTGTTCTACAAGTGAGGTTGTTGGTACAAGGATTAATTGTCTTCTAGTATATCGTTCATGCCAACGAATAAGACAATATATGATAAGGGATTTTCCTGAACCAGTAGGAGATAATAAAAGACGTCTTCCATCTTTAATGGATTGAAAAACAGCATCTACTTGGTAGTCTCTAATTTCGATAGGCTTTCCCTTTGAGCCTATATTTAAGTCTTCACAAAATTTTCTAACAATATCATAAGTTACAGCATCAGATTCCTGTACATAATTACTATAATCTATAGTGTAATCTCTTTCGTCACAGAATTTTTCTAGATATTCTTTTAATCCTACATACAGTTCCTGTGTGAACATAGAATAGAGACGAACTTTACCATCCCACATACGAGACTTATAAAGAGGATGGAACTTTGCCCCCGGGACATCAAATGCAAAATGGTCATTTAATTCTTGTCCAAGAGAAGGTTCGCATTTTACTCTAAGATAAACTTCATCTTTTTTCGATAATACTATATCAGCCATTACATCATGCCGTTAGTAAACTTCTGCCATTCGATGGCATTTTTAATATCCCAACCTCTACTATTAATAGAGCGAACAATTTGTTCTAATTGGTATAATACTGTTTTAAAATATTCCACTTTATCTTGTAGTATAATTAATTCAGCATCGACAGTTAAAAACTCATCCATTTCATTTTTAAGAGGTTTGTTACCCTGCCATTGATCCCAGCCTTCTTCTTCTAATTCTGCTTGTGTCATCTCACCTCTATAATACCGATACTTTTTGCGCCGGCAATTTAAATAATCAGATTCAGTTTTACGAAGGTTAAGGCGAGTAGAAGAAAGTAGATTCAAATATTTTGCATGAAGGTTAGGAGTTTTTATAGACTCCTGCCCTAAATTCAATTCATTGATTTTACAATCCGCTTCCCAAGTATCTTGCAACTCAGTTAATTTCATTATATAAAACCTTCAATTAACCGATTTGGATAATTTGCTGAGGATTGCCTTGGAAGTTAAATGAGCCATAATGGTTCAAGCTGATGGATGGGTCAAGCCAAATCTCACCGCCCATGTCTTGCCATCTGCGTGAGAAGGTATAATCTTCAGACAAATAGCGCTTGTCCTTCGGATCAATCATAGTATCAAAGAATGCATAAAAATGCGGATTCAATTCAGGGGGAGTATTCAAATCGTTGTTATACTTAAGCTCAGGATAATGTTTAATCATCTTGTCGATAACTTCACGCTTAATCATCATAAAGCCTGTAGCACCATCGTGTAAACGAATTAGACCATTCTCAATAGCAATTTGTTTAGTATCACGATTTAAGAATTTAAAGTTGATAGCATAGTCACTGCCGAAAGAAGCAATCTGTTGATCCGAATAACCTTCATCCTTCAATCTAACTGATTCGCGAATACGTTGCCAATTTACACCCTTCTTAGGATAAGCACCAACTGCCACTTCTTTATTATGCGCAATTAATTTAATTACATCTTCAACTTGGAATTCGATGTCTGCATCAATAAACATTAATCGAGTAAAATCACTTTGCAGAAAATATGCAACAAGTACATTGCGTGCTCTTGTTACTAATGATTCATTTGCAATAGTGCCAAATGCCACTGGGATTTGATGCTGATTACAGAATGTTAACAATCTAATTGTTGAACGAAAATATGCTTCTGTTAACATTCCTCCATAGCAAGGAGTTGCTATGAAGAGTTTTTCTTTTCGCAAGTCATCTAATTTGACTTCCAATTTTTGTTCGTTTGTATTAGCAGGTGGTGTCAATGTTGTTGGCACTTTAGGCAATGCAGGCACCTTTGGCAAAGCCATCGGTGTAATCTTCTTTTTTGTATTCATAATAACTCCAAGTTTATATTATAAGGGTTCTACTTCGAAAATAGTATATTTGAACGATGCGATCGCTGTGAAATATTCTACGCTTCCTGATGCTATATCAAAGTCCAAAGCGGACAATGATGTAGGGAACAGATTTTTAAATATTATATTTACTTTTGCCGTGTTTGTCGAGTCTAAAATCGTTAAAGTTGCATCCGAGTATGCCAAAATCTCTGAAGTACCGTCTAGACGAGTAATAAAAGGAAATCTACTTGGCCTATCTTTTACAAAAGTTGAGAACTGGTTGTAGTCTTTAGGAAAACCTATAGCAACCATCCATCTATACAATTCAAGATAATTTGACATATCTTCCGATATCAAAAATCTAATTTCAAGCTCGCCGAAATTAATCTTATCGCCGATAGTGGGAATATCAACAAACGGGGTAGGTTGAACCGCATATCCAAGTTGTATATCTGGAATGTTTGCGGATTGACAAGTAAAAGAAACATTAGGTATATCTTTGACACCAAATCTAAATGCGTTCGGTCTTAAATAATCATACGTTTTCGGTAATGAGTTATAAAAATTATTTTGTAGATTATTGATGTTTGCTGTATACATACGCTTCCTTGTTATCTAATATATTTATAGCCTGTGCAAAGATAGAAAAAGGGGGAAGTACTTCCCCCTTTTAAATTCCGATCTATGTCGGCTACTTAATTACATTAAGTTGACAACCTTAGTCTTGCGATAGTATTGGTTGCGACCTGCTGTGAATCTGTCTGCATCTGCGTCTGATAAAGAATCGCTAGATGTAACATATGGGTTAGCAATCAGACCGTAACGTGTCTTGAAGCCAATCTTTGGCTGGAAGCTGTTAGGATCGATAGCACGAACCATTTGTAAAGGAACATATGGGCAGTAGAACATACCTGCATCATAAGGAGAAGAACCCTTATAACCAACCATGTAGAACTGGCTGGCAGCACCAAGGTTTGCAGAATACGGATCAATGTAAACACGGAAACGACCGTTCAATACACCTGCGAATGTGTTGCCTGTATCGTCAACATTTAAGTTGGTTGACAATGCTGGGGTATAGTCTAGAACACCAGACATAGCTAATGCACTTGCAACGTCTGCAGAACAAACGATGAAGTTACCTTTTCCTCTACGAGTATCTTGTGCAATGTGATTAGCATCACGCTCAATATTAAACAACAGACCTTTGAAACGCTCAACAGACCAACGTCCATTAGAGTCAATATCTAAGTCAAATGTTCCTGCGGTTGCTGTTGCAGGTGAACCTGTTTTGGCAACGCCGTAAATTGTACGAACAACTTCGCGATTAATTTCAAACATGAATTCTTGTGACAAGATGTTTGACAATTCTGCTTCTGCATCAAGTCCGTGAATTGCTTTTAAGTCTTGAGCCAATTCAACAGTGTACTCAGCCTTCAAAGCACGTGACTTAGCAGTAACTGTAGTCTTGTCAATTGAGAATGACATTTCATTAAATGATTCTGCAGCTTCCATGGATGCTGTAGAAACTGCATTACCTGTGGTATATGTACCTTGTACTGGGTTAGAACCAGAATGAGCTGGTATTGAACCTGTACCTGGAATAGAACCAGAGAATGAGGTGTTTGCTTCGTTGAACAATGCTTCTACTCTGTTTGTAGTATCACCTCGAGTAGTTTTATATATAGATCTCATTGCGAAGATCAAGCCTGTTGGACCAGTCATTGGTTGTACACCGCAAATGTCATACGCCATTAGGTTAGGCATAGCACGACGAACCAAACCGATTAGAATTGGGTCATACTTGTCAATACCGGCGGTTGCGCTAATGTTGTTTGCCGGAGTCTCGAACAATGCTTGACGCTCTTCACGTAAAGATTTTTCTTGGTTCTCTAACAATACAGCAGTAACTTGACGCTTGTAGTTGTCCTTGATTTGTGGCAGGTCTGGATGATCCAGAATGGCTGACCACTTTTGCTGAATATTCTCTGATAAAAACATTTAATGTCTCCTTGTTGGTAACTGTTTGAACTTATAGTTATTTATAAGTTATGTTCTTTTGATTGATCTTGATAAGGCTTGTGCATAAGTCGAAACAACGTCGTTGCCTGAATAAACTTCAGTCGGTGCGGTTTCTTCTATAAGCGCTTGCTTTGCTGATTCTTTTGTTACAATAGCGTCGCGTGGGAAATAATTTTCTTTAATAACAGATACTTTTTCCTTGTAAAAATCTGCATTATCGAACTCTACACCCTCTAGAAGTTTTGCTAATTTGCTAGCCTCGGTATCTGCAAGATCTTTAGACATTTCCTTAATAATAAGTTTCTTTCTAAGATCTGTTACTTCGGTATTCAAATTAACATTGTTTTCCAACTGACCGTTAAGTCCTTCTTCCAGCTCTGTTACTTTGTCTTGCAATTCACTAATTACATCATATTTTTCCTCGGGCACTTCAATGTAGTGTTCTTTGAATAGAGCCTTTAGACCTGACATGAAGTCTTCGGCGATTTCCGAACGAAGACCACTCTCGACAGCCAATTTATTTTCTTCTAAGTAATTCTCAACAACATAGTTGAGATAAGCGTCAATCTTTTCTACAACGCCTTCTTTGTATTCTGTAAATTCTTCAGCATATTTTTCTTCCAATGCTTCTGATACTTTTTCCATTTCGTTATTAACGCGAGCAATAACTGCTGCTTCAAAAATGGATGTTGCCTTTTCTCTAAAGTCTTCTGACAAATCATCACCAAAGATTGGAGAAAGATCAATAGGTTCAACAATAGTTTCTGTTGACTCTTCTTCCTGATTCTCTATTTCCTCTTCTTCAGCCACAACTTCAAGATTTTCATCTTCAGCTTCTTCTTCATGAATGCCTGTATTCTGAGGAATTTGGCTTAGATCTTTTACTGTTGTGAAATTTGGTGCTTGACCAACAGGACCTTTCATTGCAATAGTATTTTTGGAAATACCTTTTGCAGTAATTGCTCCTTGGTTAACAGCAGTTTCCTCACGATCTTCGTGAGAAGCGTCCTGTGAATCGCCTTGTCTTGGCTGACTACTATCGCCAGAGTTGGCAGCTTTAATTGTGGAATCTTTTTGCTTGGTAGGAACCATAGGACCAGCTTCTTCTTCAATAACTGAAGTTTTTGCTGTTACTTTTTCTAGCAATTCCTTAACTTTACTTTCTACTGACATTAGTGTCTCCTAAATGTATTGATGTTCTTCAATTGATATTTATAATTCTAGTTACCTAGACAATTGATTAACAAATTGTTCAAATATTTTTAACTTAACTTCATCCAAGTTTTTCTTAGATGTAGCCCTTATTTGCTTTTGCGCCGCCTCAATGTGGACTGCTTTCCAAATACCATTCTCTAATATCCATTCTGCCGATTCCATAATGCCTTGAACAAAAGCTTCTGGTGCGGATGGATCAGCCACAATATCAACGGTTGCTAGATGAAAGTCATCCTGCACTTCGTTAATTCCATTTGAGTTCATTTTTAACGATCCTAGCCCTCTAGTCGATACGCCTAACCGAACCTCATTTTCTATTAAATTTCTTGCAATAACACCCATCGGTGTTTCTAAAATTTTTGCCCTACCATATACATCTTTGCCTTCCATTTTGAGGCTGGTGATTAGGTGGGATACCTGATGCAGATTGATAGAAGGATTCTCAGGATGACCAAGTTCTCCTAGAGATCTTTTTTGTCCGATTAAATCCTGATACTTACCAACTTCTCTTTCCATGATATTTTTACCATAGGAACGATTGTTTTTATTTGCAGTATCAGATTGTGCAAAAATTCCTTCGATGTAGACATTCTTGCCGCCGCCTTCTTTGGCTTCAACTAGATAGTTTAAATCCTGTGCTACTTCTTTAATTAATCTCATAATTGTTCTCTTAACGTCTATTTGCTTGTAAATCTTGAGCAATAAAACCTGCTGGCTTAGATAAAGTCATAAACAATGTTGCGCCGGCCGCGGGCATCGTTACGTAGATATTTGAACTGGCATTTGTAGTATCTGATATACCATATTCTTGAGATAGTCCCCAATTATCTGAACTATATAACATATAAACATTAGCTGCAGCAGTTTGCGGTCTCTTGATAACAATAGGTGCAAAAGATACATCAGATGCAGACCAAACTAAGTTTGTAATAGGTACATTTAAATTAGCTTGTACATCTATAGTATCAGATGATATTGCTAAATTGGGCAAATCTATATTAGTAGAACCATCTCCTACAATTTTAATTATAGTTTGTTGCTTGGTATTTTTAAGTATGGTTGTTGTTATTGGCATTTTATTCTCTTATTTAGAAGTGGGCTTCTTGCCTGTTTGTGGCACGCCCATCTTCTTTTGTAAGTTCTTTAATTGATCTTGATCTGAACCGCCAGTTAACGCTTTGCCAACTTTCTTAGCAACAGACTTAACAGTATCCATTACGGCTTCATCATATTTGTTATATTTGTCTCTGACTTTATCTAGATCTTTGCCTTCTTTGCCAGCTTTAGCCAAAGCTTGCATACCTTCTTTACCATATTTTTCGTGGCCTTTGGCAGCACGACTCATGGTTTTTTCTTCCAAATATTTTTCTCGAAGTTCTTTAAATTTCTTCATGTTCTTCTTGTCCTTGTTCTCTGCCTATATTAGACGCAAGTTCCATTTTTTTAGCATCCAACGCATCAGTAACCTTGGTTGCCATGATTTCATTAAATTTTTCCATAGCATCAGTTTGCTGATTATTAATAATACTATCTACCATGTGATGAATGACTGTTGATTCCATAATTTTTCCTTTACATTATTTATTGCTGTGGCGGCTGCTGTTGATCTTGTCCTGGCGGAAGTTGATTTGGCGGCATACCCGGCATACCAATTTGCGGCGGTGGAGGTTCAGCTTCTATCTGAGTCTTCATTGCTGCAATTTCTTTTTCCGACATTCTTAGTATATTTTTCATAACATAATCTTGACTGTAATATGCACCAACGAAAGGTTGAATTTGCATTAACAAATCAATTCTGTTTCTCATATTCTCAGCATCTTTCATTTCTTCAAAATACTGATCCTGTGTATATCTATATTGGATTTTATCCTTTATAACGTACCAGTCTTTATCAGTCAATACACCTTTTAGTAATAGTTGCGTTCTTAATAAATCGGTAAACAATTCATTAAACTTCTTTCGCAATCTACCAACAAACTTCGCGAACTTCAACTCATCTCTAGTTATCTCAGTCGCCCTACCAAACGAGATACCTGTCTGCGGTTGCATTCTTGACAAAGGAACATTCAATGCCTGATATAATTTAGTTTGAAAATAATTCACATCTTCAATCTGACCAAGATTCTCTCCGCCTGCCAACGTATCAATTTCTGTACCTCTGCCACCTTCTCTTCTAGGCAACCAAAAGTCCTCAAGTGTAGACATCATCTTACGATCGTCTCTAATTTCACCCGTGCTTGAATCATACACAATTTTATTTCTATAGCGAGCCATAATATCCTTTAGATATTGCTCAGCTTTTAACTTAGGTAAATTACCTACGTCAATATAAAATATTCTTCTCTCCGGTGCTCTAGCTATTCTGTAAATAACTAATGCATCTTCCATCATCTTTAATTGGTTAACAGGCTTAATTGCCCTGTGTAAATGACCAATTACTATGTTCTTATCATAATCCAATAGACCAGATGGTACGAAACAAATTGCATCTGGGTTTATTCTAATACCTTGATTCGCAGTACTAGAATAGGTTGGATTATACGTTAACCCTTTATCATTATAAACGAAAAATTCATCAACAGATTTAATTAAATCAACGCCGGTATCTCTGTCTTTCTCTTTTTTAATCTCACGTAATTTTTTAATTTTTCTCGGATCAATTTGAATAAGCTCTAAAACCCCTCTTCTTGGGTTTTGCGTATCAATAATCTTTTGAAAATATAATCGACCATCCACATACCAACGCCTAAAGATATCATATCCTTTATCGTTGAAATCTAACAACTGTAATATTGCATCGAATTCTTTTTCAATGGTATCTTTGATATCATCAGGAATATCAAGCTGATCCAAATTTACTTTGACAATTGCCTCGTCATCAATTGCTGCAATTGCCTCAGTTAAAATTTCATCAATAGCTGCGGTAGTATCCGGGTATAATGCTGCTTCTCTATAACGAGTAATCAGCTCATACTCAGACTTTGTAGTTGCATCTAAGTCAACATATGTACCAAAATAACCGCCTGCCTGTACAGTAGATGCGCCATCATCTAATATCGGTGTAGCGAATCCCTGTTTGTTCTTCGTTATCGGTTGATCATCTGCATCATCACGACCAAAGGTAAAGCCAAATAGCTTAACTGCCATAATTAAATTCTTTCAAAAATTATTGTATAACTGCGCCTTGACCAGCTACTGAGTTTAATGCGGCTGATGCGGGTGTAGTAATAATATCAAATGTCTGATATTGAAATGTTGCACCAAATGTTGAAATTTGATCATTGCTACCAAAATCTAATTGTACGGGTCCTATTTCCACAGGAAAGGCGTCTCTTAATTTATATTGTCTTAAAGTATTACCGTTACGATCCAATTGGTAAATATCGATTATAGATTGATATCTTTGTGGGCTTTGTTCGCCTGCTTTGGTAACTCTATCCTCAATATAATTCATCCAATTTTCCAAAGAGTTTCTGATAGTAAAATTATTGTCGTTAATTATAGAACAACTGAAAGGCGCGAACTCTTTATCGCCTGCTAATTTAACTAAACGACCTCTGTAATAAACAGGAGTAACGCCCTGTGTCTGACCAGGCAATTCTGCAGTAGTTATTAAAAATCTTCCCACATCGCCAGCTATGCCGCCGAGAACCGTTGGATATCTAATGACTACCTCAAACTGATTCGGTCTTGCGCCACCGCCGTTTAATTTACTTCTAAATGCTGATACGTCGAAAGTTGATGCCATTTGGGTCTCCTATTAAGCGCCGACTTCTTCGAAAGAAATACCGCTTCTTGTTGCTATGAAATTTAACTGAATAAAATTAATAGCTCTTGATGGTTTGATAAAAATATCTGCAGTAAATTCATTTCTGTCTATGACTGCGGGTGTATTATTAGTTTCATCACAAACTACTTTAAAATCTGTAATGCCTCTGCGACCTTGTACGTCTCTTAGGAATGGTTCTACAATATTCTTAAATTGATTTCTTGTGAATGGATCGTTGAATTCAAATAACTGGAATTTTGCCGCAGTTGCGATAGACTTCTCAAGAACAATAAACAATCTGCGAACATTGATTCTGTCGAATGCACTTGGTCTTGCTAGAAGAGTCTTATCTCCAAACAACAATGTGCCTTGACCCGGGAATGTTACTACAGGATTGACTCCGCTCTTATATAGAGTGTCTCTATCTGTTTTGGATGGAGAATAAGCTAATTTAACTAAATTCTTAACCACGCCTCTGTTATAACCTGCAGGAGAGAACCAAGGATCTGCTACTAGATCAGTTCTTACTGCAAGACCAGCAATGTCACCATTTAAAGGAACATATCTGTACTTGTCGTTATATCGGTCATACTGATACTTCCAACCCGAATCTAACACTGCATAAGATGAAGATGTTAATTGGTTTCTATAAGTAACAAGTTTGTCGGCTTGTCCTGTTGTGTTAACAATATCCGCATAAGGAGGAGAAGCAAATACTACAGCGTCTCTTCTTGTTTCCGCAATAGCAATTACCGCATTAACAGCAGATACTGCAGTTGTTGGACCCATTGGAATTAAGCCAACATCGTACAATTCGTCATTTGAGAACAATGCATAACCTGTTGAAACATTTCCTGTAGAAACGCTATCCCCAGAAACACCGCCACTCAATGTAGTTGTTATGTTAGCTGTTAAGCTTCCGAATGTTGTTGTTTTGGCTTCGTTACCCCAAGATGTACCTGATTCTGGGTGATCCAAAGACCAGATATACTCGGATTGATTATTAATTACATTTTTATAATAGTTAGTAGAACCATCACTATTTTTAGCATCCGATGCTTTAGATACGTATGCATATTTTTCTAATACTGTACCTGCGGTACCTGACCAAGATCCATCCGCATCTATAACTAAAATATGTAGTTCATCATTCGACCCGCTTTTACCACTAACATAAGCAGATGTACTAGGCGCACCATCGAATTGAGATTTATACAGCCATGTGCTATGAGTTGCGGAATCCGCCATAGAAACTTTAATAGAGTTTCCTAAAGCACCAGGATATCTTGCTGAAAATTCTCCAAACGCTAGACCACCTGTAGAATAACTAGCAATAAAATTATCACCGTTAGTTATAACAGGAGGAGCTAAAGATATATTTGCCGTAGTTTCTAATACTGCTATATTACTAGATAAAATAGAAACAGTATTTGCATTAGAAGTATATCCAGAACCTGCATTTACTATAGTAACAGATTGTAAAGGGTATTTAACTACAACATTTGCTGCAACGTTTGCAGTAATATAATTTAAATCGTCTGCTGCCGGGGTAATTTGTACCGAAGGAGTAGATATATAACCATATCCATTTGCAGTTAAAGTTAATGTACTAACGTATGCACTAATACGAGCTTGAACTGCAGCATTTGTGCCACCTAATTGATTATTTTTATTAATTGTCACGTTAGGGACAAAGAAATATCCAGCAATACCTGGGTTATCAATAGTTATACTATTAATATAACCATATGCAACGTTTGCAACTACGGTTGCATTTGTTCCAGTGTTTGCGCTGTTTCTATTAATTGTTACGTTTGGCGCGCCAATGTAACCATTACCCTGTGTTACTATTGTTACCCCAGTAATATTACCATTGGTAATAACTAGATTTGCTGTAGCATGTACACCTGTAGCGTCAATATTACCAGAGAATACGATATTTGCATTAGAATCGTAATTGGATCCAATGACAGAAATATTCGCATCTCTCATCTTGAATCTTAATACCAGATTGGCTCTTGCAGATGTTGAATCTTGATTTTGTATTACAACATTAGAAGATGTGGTATAATTATTACCACCGTCTAGTACAAATATATTAGATACTTGTCCGCTTGATAGTGTTGCAGTTGCAGTTGCTGTACTTGTAGGAGAACCACCTACTAAAGTAACGGTAGGAGCAGTATTATATCCAAACCCTGTAGATGAAACTATTAGGCTTACTACTTTTCCATTACTAGTATTTAAAACCGGAGTGCCTGTTGCGCGAGTAATAACAAATGTATCTATGTCAAAGAGGGCGGTTAAATTTGCAGTAGAGGTAAAATATATACTGTCGTTTGTATTATTTGCAGGAATATTAACCCCAGTAACTATACCAGAAGGTCTAGTAACAGCGTTTCTTGCAACGCCTTTATCCACAACACGAACTACTTGTAAATTATTACCATACGACAAGAAATTTGCTGCGGTAAAGAAATAACCAGCAGTAGTGTCATTTGGTTTACCAAAAGCATTAACTAAATTTGTTTCTGAATCTACAGTTGTTACTTCTTCTACAGGTCCCCATTGGAACGCTCCTGCAAATCCTCCAGATGTGGTTGCTACCGTCGGGACAACTGTTGTTCTGTCCTGTTCCG